AAGTCAATTGCAAAGTCAGAGCCTTGATCAATCTGAATATTATATTTGCCAGCGGCCATTTATCTTTCCTCCATTGTTCAAATTATAGCAGCGGTGAGGTGCTATGTCAAGTATTATTTTTTGCGGGGGTATCAATTAGGCTCCGTCGAGTTTAGATTTCCTAATACTACTCTTAGACTTCCTCCTTCAAAAATTCGTATAACATCATCATATACTTTTATAGTACTAGTAGAAGCTCCTACATTAGTGCTTCCTATTACAAGTCTATCAGCAGTAATAGTTCCAGCTACTAGTAAATTACCGTCAATAAATTCAGTTTGCTCTGTCCAACTAGTACCATTATATATCCAGACGCCTTGATCTGTAGGAGCTGAGACGGTGCCTTTAAAAAACCAAGCTTGATCTCCCTCTACTTCGGTGCCTGGGCTACCTCCAAAGAAAACTCCTTCGTCCCACGCCTCTTGGGCTCCGTCTGACGTTGCAGGAATTCCTTCATTGGTATTACCAGAAGCGGCATAATTAACTCCATCAACATCAATATACCATCGTCCAGCACCCCTATTTCCGTCTGCTCCCGAACTTCCGGGGGATCCAGTGGGTCCTGTAGCTCCATCAGCTCCTTCAAAAGAAGGGCTTAGACTAATAAGAAATGTCGGATTATAAACTACAGTACTTGAGATTCTTGCATATATAGATACTTTATATTGGGTTGCTTGAGTCAGGTCTCCCGCAAAATCGCCTAGAGTAGCTCCAACTGACCCTTGTCCTGTAATAGCAGGCTCTGTCAGAGTATCTCCAGATACTTTAGTAATATTTAAATTATATCTATTATTTGTACTAGGGTACGAAGCTGTTTGAGTATTACTATTTAAAACCAGTTCTGTAGTACCACTAAATATATTTAAGATTCCTCCACTTCCTGTCCATGTTTCGGCTCCTGTATTTGAAACAGGAACTGTATGAGCTTGATTACTATAAAAAGTTGTAATAGCATCGACACCGTCAGAACCATTTAGTCCATCAGCTCCATCAGCTCCAGGCTTAATGCCCCCCATAGAAATTTGGTCTCTTGCTATTATATCTGCAGTGGCACTGCCATCTCTCATTTCTACTTCTATTTGGTCTGGCATATTACTTATACTGCTTTGAGGAGTATAAGTATAAGTATTAGTAGTAGAAGAACTTCCTGTACTAGTATTATTTAAGAAAAACTCATAATAGCCTGTACCAGACAAATTAAACGGATTCGCAGTAACAGTAGTAGAAGTGGGGGACGGGCTGGACCCCGAGCTATTATAGTCAAATATAATTGTTCCTGCGGTTAGTTTAACTGCTTTTGCGTCAAGTCCTGCAGACCCGGCAGCTCCATCAGCTCCATCTAGTCCAGGTGCCCCATCCAAACTTTTATTTATAGTTATTTTATCTGTTGCGAGTAAATTTCCAGCAACTGTATTATCGTCTTTGTATAGTTCTACTATATACGTAATAGGTAAATTACTAGTTGTTGGAGTTACAGGACCGTAAGAAGTAGCAGTATCAGTACTAAGTAGATTAGCCGAACTTGCACTAGTATATAACTTATATTCTGCAGTGGCAACGGCTGCAGGTACTACTGCTTCCCACTCTAAGGTATAAGTAGAAGGGTCTGCTCCAGTGCCATCATTATTAAAATTAACATGAGTAGCTGTAGAATTGATAGCAATTGCACTTGCATTTGTATTTTTTGTAATAGTTTGAGTAACATTAAATAGTTCTTCCACTCCATCCACAATTACACTTAAAGGATAAGTAATTATAGACTTAGCTTCACTATTACTCATTGCAGAGTGATTTCCGTAAATTAAAGGTCCAAACTGTCCATTAGTTGTAGTAGTAAGACTTCCTATAGTAATGCTTGATGCCGGAGAAACGGTCTCTGCTCCTTCGCCTCCTTCTATCTTCCAGTATGTTGTTACCTGTGCAGTTGCTGCGTCCGTATCATTCTTATAATAAGGAATGCTTTCCCCTGAAAGTAGTACATTTATTTCTGTTCCTGAATTAGAATAATCTAGTACTTCACCATTTTTATCAGCAGCAAGAGCTTGTACAGGATTTTCATTAGTTATTGAAATTCCCCCAAAGCCTTTCTTTGATTTTGAGAAACTTTGCGTTCTTGTTATAGTTACAGCATTAGGGTCGGTTTCTTGAGCTGTTTCTAATAGTAAAGTATAAGTGATTTGTGCTACATCATCGTCCCATTCCGTACTGAATTTATGATCCCCAAAGGATACTAAAGACGTATTTGTAGCGTCTAAAGTGCCAATATCAATACTATCTAAAGGCTCTACACTATCCGCATCACTATATATTATAGTGTATTGTCCAAGTCCCGGACCAGGATTTACTCCGGCTTGATAGGGAGGAACATAAGTAAGTATCGTACCACCTTTACCTACCTCAATAGTAGTTCCAGACCCAACTGCCGTGGCATGGTCTACAGAATTGATAGTTGTAATAGTGCCTAAGGGAACCCCTCTTGAATCAGTAGAAATAGTATGGGCTTCATTACTAAATGAAGTCCAGTAACCACTGTTCCCGTTAATAGCTTGAACAGCTACTTCATCAAAAGATAGAACAGTAGCGGTATCACTACTTTCAGCAGCTTCTACTTTTATAGTTACATAGTTTTGACGTTTATCTACCCCGTCAGCCCAAGAAGTGAAACTAGTCGGAATAGTTAAAGTTGCTGTATTATCCTGTTGGAAAGAGTCAAAGCCGGTTTTAGTAAAGTCTCCAGTAGTGGCGCCTGTCCCAAAAGTTGCTGTAAACTTGTACCTTGGATCTGTAAAATTATTCGCACTCGCAGTAAATGTTATTGTAGAGTCCGTACCTATATTTTTATTATAAGAAGGATTCGCCCCAGTTTCATCATATAAAATTGTAAAATCTTCTGCGGTTAAAAATACTGTATTCCCATTTACACCATCTGACCCTTCAGTAACTTTTATTATAGTGCCGATTCCTTCAACACTATCTGTTTCGTTATACCTTTCAGCGACTTCTACAGTAATAGTTTCTGCGGCTCCTGTGCCAAAAGTTACATCTCCATCAGAATCTATTACTTTTGTGTATAAAAAGCCTCCTGCTATATCAGGTTCTTGAAATGCTCCATCTAAAGCACCTAAACGAAGACTTACTGTTCCTACACTTGTTTCTGCATTGAAATCATGAGACTCACTTGCAATTGTAAAAGTATCTGAATCCGTTACAGTAGCAACAACAAAATTTCCATTATAATTAGTAGTTCCTACAATTGAAACTAAATCACCCTGAGTTAAATTATGGGCTGTAGACGTATCCACTGTAATTGTTGTTGTGTCTCCATCAATACTAGAAATAGAAGTAGTAGTACTTGAAATTACCGCAACTTTTCCTACTGATGTTTCTGCATCGAAGTTATGGGAAGCACTCGAAATTGTAAATGTAGTTGAGTTTGTTATGCCCGCAACAGTATATGTTCCATTATAGTTACTTGTACCTAAAATTTTAATCTCATAGCCAGAAATTAAATTATGAGCCACAGTAGTCTGAACTGTGATTGTTGAAGCATCCCCATCAATACTTGAAATACTATAAGTTGGCAAAAATCCTGAAGATAAATTAGAAACTTTAAATACTGGATCTTTAAATCCTAGTGCTGTAGCAGCTATAGAGATATTATTAGGGTTACTTACTTGAGTGCCTTGTCCGGTATAGGCTAGGCTAGGAACATTAGGAGCTACAAATACAATTTTACCTGTATCTAAAGAAGGATCTAAGATAATATGCTTAGTAATACTATAAGAGCTAGAGCTAGATAGGTAAGAAACTCTTGCAAACATTGCATCTGCAGAAAAATCTGGACGATATGCCCTTCTATACAGATTTACATTTGTAAGAGCAGTTTCAAAAGTACGATCTAATCTTATAGTAGTAGAGCTTTCAACGGCTACTACAAAAGCCCCTTTTACAACTACAGGAGTTGCATTATAAGGATCTGGTATACTTTCAAAAATAACTAAATCTCTTGGTTTTATTCCTGAAGTATTACTTATTCCTGTAACTATGTTACTGTCTGCTTCTACGCTTACTGTAGAATCAATACTTGTCCAAACAGTTGTTTGTACAGCTGTTCTATTTCCAGGTATTGAACCGCCCTGTCCATCACTAACAAGAGGCATCTGTCTCCAGAAAGGAATATTTTCAACAGAATCATTATCATAATAAAACAATGAAATTCCAGAGTTGTCCAAGAAAATATTATAGTCTACATCTGCATCTGTTTTAAGATTTAATACAGATAGATTATCGTCTGTATCTAAGTCTCGAGTATCTGCAAGAGAATCTCCAATACTTACCACAGCATTTGGACTAAATTCAAATTGAACTTTATCATCTTGATTTATAATTATAGTAGATTGAGAAAATATACCTTTTGGTATACCTTCCTGCACTCTAGTAATATTAGTATCATAAGGATCAATTACATAATATCTTAAATTCTCCGGTAAAGATTTATTGCTCTTATTAGTTACTGCCACAACAGAAACGTCAAAAATCCCGTTAGGGACTCCTGTAAATCTCAAGGAAGTCGCAGTAGTTTGTATAGGTGAAGAAACTTCTGGCACATTATGCTTTACTATGTAAGAAGTTACAAGGTTTGCATTATCTTCTGTAGGATCAGGAGCATCCCACTCTAAGATTAGTTCTTCACCCGGATCAATAGCATTAGAGTCTAATGCTACTCTTAAATTTCTTACCGGGGGAATATTTTCTGTTCCTAGTATTTCTGTTATAGTATCTGCAACCTCAAAACCAGATTCAACTTGTGCATATTTAGAGTTATAGTGTTCAACTGCAGTAATAGCATGAATATTTGTGTCTTCTTGAGTTACGCTTAAAATCTTGTATTGCTTGCCTGAACCTAAAACATTAATACTAGAGTTTTCTTGATCAAATACAGTAGCATCAGTAACAGTTTCTACCAAGCTCCATACGGTACCTGCAGTAGGTGCTACTTCAAAATCTGCATCTGCCTCTCCAAAACCTCCCTGTACAGTAATAATGTTAGTATCTGTACCAGAATTATTTGTTACTTCTGTCTGTTGTAAATAAGTATGGGGCTTCCACACGAGACCCAAAGGGGTATTAAAAGAACTTTCCAGAAAAGCATTTGACGCTTTTTGTTCTGTATCTAAAGTAGTTAAACCATATCCTGGCACATATGCCTGTTTTACTCGACCTCCACTAGGTATTGTAACACTATTTATTGTAATGCTGTCTTCACCAGTCCAAAAAGCCGTAGGCGCAGTAACTATAGTATTTAAAGTATAAGTAGACCCTGAATTAAACTGAACTTGCCTATCTACTGTAACATAGCCTGCACTAGTACCTGATACGGCAGGAGTGTAGGAAGATATTCGCCCGCCTAGTTGCTTGCCGTATTTATCTGCGTCTTGAATGGTTACTACATCGCCGGGCCGAATATACGCGCCCTCTAAAGCAGTTGAAAAAGTGACAACCTCTGTTTGATTAAGTGCAGTCCATAGTTTCCAACGCCCGTAACGAATTGCTTGGCCTTCTGAAGTAGCTCCAAATGCTACTGAATTCTGAGATATAATTTTTCCTGTTCTTGTTATTTCTTCCCTATCTTCAACAACTATAGGTACTGGCTCATAATTTATACTAGGGTCATTCCAAGTTACTACGACTTGGTTAATTCTTGTTCGGCTCCCTGTACTTTCATAATTAAATTTACCATCAATTACATTTGCTTTTGTAAAAGTATAAATAGGATCTTGAGGAGCATCCTGTACAGGAGTTAATTTACCTTCCTGCCAATAAAGTATTCCTAAGAATATAGTTGCCATATCCTTAATAACTTTATAAACATCAGTAGCTTTTGTAAGAAATACATTTGCTCGAAAACGAGGCTCTACTCCTCCTTTTCCATCATCAACAAGATCATCACAATATCTTGCAATTCTATAAAGAGCATACTTATCTATTTCTTCTTCTGAAACCCATCGTCCTGCTCCATAGCGCTTATTTGTGATTATATCATAAAATACCCAAGCCGGATTATCTGTATACTTATATTGAAAACCTCCATCCCAAAATCCATCATAAACAGCCTTAGGGTTACCACTAGAATCTGTTTCGCTTGAGTATTCACGAGGAGTATAGTTAGTAGGAACTTTTACAATAAGCCCCTCCATAAGATAACTGCGTTTAGGTATAGAAGGAAATTGCTGGCTTGAAAAAGTACTAGAAACTAGGGCAGTATTTGGGTAAGAAAATTTATCAGTAATATAACTAGTAAGTTGTGATACTTGTCCTAAAGAAACAACTTGCCAGTCATCACGAACTGTATTCCCTGCACTAGTACCATCTGCTTCAATAGGAAGGCCTATATGTCGATTTACTCTAATTATACGTACTTTGAAGTCTACAAAAGGACGGAATTGATTTAAGCCAACTACGTGGTCAAAAGAAATAGGTGCATTTGTATTTCCTCGGTGCACAACGTGACCTTTCTCTGAAGGAAAACAGTCTACCCATTTATTTTCAAAAGCAGTAGTGGAAGACCTTTTAAAATCAATTTGCATTTTATAGTATGCATTTGCAAACTCCTTATCACCATTTTTTAAGTTTATTGTTTGAAAAGCATTATAACGTACAGCCCATCTAATTTGATCAACTTCCGCCATAGTAGCAGCACTAGTAATTCCAAAAGCAGATGAGGAAATAATTGTAGCACCATCATTAAAATCTGTTGAGTCAATAGGCATTCCTGTAGGATCTATCCGCGCAACACCTAATGTAGAGGCTGAGGTAGAAGAAATGAATTTAATAGGATTAAGGGTTACCTCAGAAACGTCTCCTCCTAATGCCGTACTTCCTCCTACTCCTTGATATTCGGCAAGAGGCGTTTGGCGTAATGTTCCAAGCCTTGACTCTATTTGTAGATTTTTTATCTTATTTTGATTTGGGCTAAATCGGCTATCTGCAAAATCTTCTTCTGTAGGAGCTTTTTGCAGCCGAAAACTATAAGTACCTGAACTGGGAGCGGTATCTACAGTTACGCTACTTGTAGTAATGGCATTTACAAAAAATCCCTTACTTCTGCGTATCTTCCATCCACTACCAATTGCTATAGTAATATTATTATTTGAGTGTCCGGAAGCAAAAGTAATAACATTTCCATTAACCGCCATAGGCGCAACAGTCAGGGCTTGACCAGTACCGTCAGCATTACTTTTATGTATTACTACTCCTCCAGACCCTCCTTCTAGCCAAGCATTAGTGAATGTACCACTAGAAGACGTAGCTGTATAAATACCGCCACCACCGCCAGATATAGTGACTTCCTCTTCTAAGTAATTTATAAGAATAAGTTGCCTTTTTGTGCTTCCTGCTCCTACAACTAATTCTTCTGGAATAGAAGTATCTGAAGAAACACTTCCTACTGCACCTCCAGAAAAAGTAATAACGCCTGTAGTGTTTCCGTTACTTAAAGGAATAAACTCTTTTAAGACAGCATAGTCTACAGAAGTATCATTAAAAAATACTCCTGCTGTTCCTCCTACAAGACCTTTTACAGGGCCTTCACAAATTACATCTACAATGTTGACATTTTGTATTGTATCAGAGCCCGCAGGAGCAGAGTTATAAGACCCAAAGCCCCCACCATAAAACCCAAGCTGAAAATCTGAAGGGTTAATGTTAAAATCATTTGACATTTATTAGTACTCCTTAACTAAACACAAGATTAAAATCGTAGTCATGTATATTTCCGAAACCTCCACCGGGGGTTAGATCCGGTGGCGGGTCTACTCCATCTCCTGGCATTTCTGGAGGATTTGTTCCTGCATCATAATCTGTTTGATCAACAGGAGTAGACGAACCTACACTTAATTGTGCTATATTTGTAAATTGACCTGAAGCATTTTCTACTGCAAAACTCACAGGCCTACCTGGTACTCGTAATTTTCCATAAAGTACAGGTACAGGATCTCCTTCAAGAATAGTCTGTCCCGATCCTTGAAATAAATAAGATTCATCCTGTTGATTTTGTGTGTCTGTTGCGGGATCTGGGGCCATTATTTGCATTATTCCTGTAATAGCCAAGTTTACCGCTACTAATAATGCAAATTGCCCTGCCATACCTGTTGCAGCAATCGCTTGGCTAAAGCTAATCATAGAATTTCCTAAAAATTGATAGCCACCTATCCAAGCAACAGCAAGAACAATTACTATTGCTGCTAATATTTTTAGAGCACCACTATCTGCTCCCATAGGGTGAGGGCAGATATACATATCCCCTTCGGGATATTGTAGTAATAATTCTTCTTCTGCAGTTAATGGCTTTTCCGCTATCTCACAAATAAATCCAATTCCTTTTTCATGGCAATCTATTAAATATTGTTTAACATCAGGGTAGTTTGCCTCTAATAATTTAAAAACTTCTGCGAAAGAATTAACATTTAAAGTTAATTCTTTTCCGTATTTATCGCCGAGCTCTCCGTCTAAGTATACCTTACGCTTCATATCTATATATTCCTGTCAAATACTCATTCCAAAAAGGGTAGAGACTCTCTCTGCACGAAAGACGATTTCGTGCATGGTGGTAAAAGATGTCATTTCCTAAATAAACTCCACAATGATTAGCTACTTGAGAATTTACTGAGAAAACTAGAACATCGTTTTTTTGAGGCGTATCTACTTTGATATGGTTCCAATTTTTTATATTTTCCTCTGTAAAATAATCTTCGCCCTTCTTCCACCATTCAAATTCAAATAGCTCTCTTGGGGGTATATGTATGTTTTCTGTATCTAGCCAGTTCCTAATTGCTTCAAAACAGTCAGCAACTCCAAATTTATACTCTCTTCCAATAAGAGGAGAGAAGTTCTTTTTCGGCTGCAATATATTTAGTTCCATATCCGGGTAGCTAAATATATAGTAAGGGAGCCCAAGTACATTACAGTTGTCTATATCATAAATACTTGCTTCGTTACAATTGCTTGGATGGCTATGTACTACTGCAAATATATCTGCCTGCTGTTTTATACGAAACCAATCTTTTGAGCAAAGTATAAAATTTCCTTCTCCTTCTGCAATATTTTTACAAGGAAAAAACTTTTTCTTGCCTTTTACAATCGCTATAACTCCGCATCCTTCTCTAGGGTACTCTTTTTCAAAATGTTTTTTTATTTCTTCAATCACTTAAAGGACCTCGATCCAGGAAATCCTCCGAAAGGTAATGCAATACTTTGGTCTCCATTTTGAAATCTAACTTTGCAGGAAGAAATAAGTTTTCCACATACATCTAATCTAAACCAGTAATAAGGATTGGTTATTGGGTACTTTCCACTATTTGCACGTCGCGCTTGCCAAATTTGTTGGTGTCCATCAGTAGTTACTTTTACTTTATCCCCGGTAGAATAGCTGGTACTTGCGCTATAAGTTGTAAAACCTCCTATAGAGTTATCATTTTTATCATAAAATCTGCCCTCACTATTTTTGGGCCATATACAGCCCCCGTCACCACTTAGAGCAACTCCTTGATACTTCCATGGGCAGTATCTTCCAATTACTATACGATTTGGTAGCTGGACACCTTCCACATCAATAGGACTTGCTAACTCAAAAGATACAAGTATATTATCCTCTGAAGCAACTCTATCTAATATAAAGGTAGTAGAAGGAAATTCAACAGGAGCAGAAGTAGTATCCCCTACTTTAAAAGTATGCTTAAAAAGAGTTCTTCGATAAACTACCCTAGAGTTTAATAAATCTCTATTTGATTTAATTCCATTCTCTTCTAATATATCTAATATAGTCGTTTCGTCGCTATTTCCATCTGAATCATTTGAGTAGCTTCGAGTAAGAAACGGGATATTTACTGTTGTTAATGTGGGCCTAGCCGCAGCTCCTGAAGAAGTACTAGCAATACCGTCTATTTCTATAGGTATTGCTATATACTCTTTTAAAGCGTAGCCTCCAGTACTTTGAGGAAAATAAATATTTTCATCCCCATTATCAAGTCCCTTTGTTAAATATACTTTTGTGGCACCGTCCGGTAGAGTTATATCAAATAGCTCTATAAGGGCATCATCAATTTCTTGTAGTTGTACTGTATCTATAATATCTGGCATAATTAAGGCTCATACACTCTTCTAAATGTACAGGTTAAAGAATAAAAGTTTTCTTGTATATAGTTTATATTATAAGTTTCACACACAACTTTCATTGTCGTAGTAGAAACAGCTCCACTTAAAAAAGTATCTTTTACAGTAAAGTTAAAATTTAATCCTGCCTTTAAATCTAAGAATCCAGCAATTAAATTTATTTCTTCTGCATCTCTATTGTTAAAAGATAAATTAAAAGTGGTGTTTTTAGTATTGATTCCATCTAGTACTCGCTGCTCGTAGCCGTCTCCGAATCTTGCTGTAAGTACTCTGTGAGTTGTTTCATTCGATAACCCTCGATCTGCTACAACTTCAAAGTCAGAGCTCCCAGTAGTATCTTTTATTGTGTTGACAGTTGCTGCGGGTATTGTAAATCCGAAAGTAGCCATTATGCAACTCCATGCGGGCTAAGCATGCCCCCGGGGCGTTTTTGATTCATAAGCTCTTTTTGTACCGCTGCTGCGATTGCTTTCCCTAAGTTTGCCCCTTCTGGGGTGCCTCGTGCTTGAGAACTTTGCTCACTACTTCCATTATTATCAATAGCAACATTTACAGTAATATTATTTTGCTGACCTCCTGCTCCTTTTAGATCCACAGGAATTGATCGATTATTGGGCAGAGGAACAACTGCCTCAGTACCATGAAGCATTGCAGGGTATCCTCTTTCAGAGCCTCGAGCTATACCTCCAACTGCATATCCCGGTACTTTTTCTCCTTCTGAAAATACTCCACCAGTTTTACCTGCAGGTAGTCCCAGAAAATTGCCGAAAGATGTACCTCCTAAAGCAGCCGTTAACATATTTAATACAAGCTGTTTTGCAATCATTTTAGCAATATCTGCAAGAATGGATTTTGCCATATCTGCAAAAGCTTCTTTAGCATTTTTTGCTCCTGTAGCCATCGCTACAAAAGCATTTTCAAAATTTGACGTAATAGAATTACCTAAAGTTTCTTGCATTTCTATTGCAACATTTAACTCATGTTGGGCAAATGCTTGCTCCCTTAACTTCTCTTTATTTGCTTCAGTAATACTTCCAAATTCTTCAAGATGCGCAGTTACCATATCATTATAGGCTTGTTGTGCGGGATGTATTGATAAATTTTCTTTACGTATTTGAAGAAGTCTTGTTTCGTTTTCTACAGCGGCGATAGCTTGACCAGGCTCTCCTCTAAATATATTAAGCGCCTGTTCTGCAGCTAATAAGTTATTAGTTGCGTCTATTAAAGCTTTCCTCTCAGCTTCGTATTTTGTTTCTTCTATAGCGCCCGTTTGAAGATCAAAAAAAGCATCCGCTTCATTAATTGAAGCATTTGATGCTGCTAAAGAAGCTTGTGAAACTCGTTGTCTTAGTATACCTTCTTGACTAGTTCTTTGTGCTCCCGCCGTTTCTGGCCCCATAGGTAAGCCTGTTAAGCCCGCAGCAATAGCGGCACGTTCTCTTTCCATCTGCAGCAATGATGTTGCAACTTGTTGCTCTTGCCGCTTTTGAGCTAGTAGTTCTTTTTCTTTATTAATTTGTTCTTCTTGTATATTTAGTCTTTCTCTCTCTACCACTTGGGTTACTTCTAGTATTTCTACTTGTAATACTGAGGCATCATAAGCAGCTTGTGCTGCAGCTTTTTCTGAATCTGTGCCCTTTCTCTTAGCAGCTTCAAGTCTTGCAGTTGCGAGTTCTTGAGTAACTAGAGCCTCATTCATTTTAATCTCTAGTCCAAGACGATCACTTTCAATTTTGTCCATTCTATCAGCAAAAGTAATACCTAGATTAAATAAATTTGCTTGCTCTTTTTTCTTTGTATTTATCTTTGTATTTAAGTCTACTAGTTTTGCAGATACTTTATTCATCTCCTCGTTTAAAGCTACTAAATATTCTGATTTTTGTACAGCAATTTCTAGTTCTTTATCAAGTCCTGCTAGGATTGATCCTTTGTCTTGTTCGCTTTTCTTTTCCTGAAACTCTAATACAAATCTTGCTCCTTTTAGCTGTTCTTCATAATTATCTCTTCTGGACTGAGCGCTTCCATAGCCAAAATCGCTCCCTACCGTAGGATTTTGAATAGCTTCTAATCTTGCTACCTCTGCCCGAGCTGCCTCTAATTCTCTGCTAGTTTGATTTGCTGTAATATCTCTTCTTGCGCGCATTGCTTCAACACTAGCTGTGGATTGAGCTACAGCTGTGTCTAGAGCTCCTCTTATAGCAATAGTGGGATCTACTACAAGTCCTCCTCCTGTTAATCTTTGCAATTCAGAATTTACGACCTTTAAACTATCTCCTAATTTCTGAGAAGATACACTAGATTGTATAAGAGAATTTGAAATTTCTAAAAAGCCTTTTCCAGACTCTGCTAAATTATCATAATCTAAATTTTTTGCAGCTTCTGCGAGTTCAGGATTTAAACGTGATGCAGCAGCAATAGTTGCTTCTATTCCTAATAGAGCTTCTTCATATCCTTTAGAATCAGGAGAAAGGCGATTAAACTCGCTAAATTTATTTACTAAGTCTGCCGAATTTAACGCATTTCCTACGGCTACCACTTGTTCTTCTAGCCCTAGTAGGCCGATTTCTGCTAGTGAGTCTCCTGTTCTATTTAATTCTTTATTTAAAGTGTCTAATCCTGAAGTAAAATCTTCTGTCAGAGCATTTGCGGCTTTTTCAGCTTCCGATAAGGGGAATAACCAGTCATATAAAGCAACTCCTAAATCAACTACTAAAGCTAATAAGCCAATCCAGCCTGCAAGTTTAGTAATTCCGTTTAAAGCTTTACCCATTAGTTTACTACCACCAATAACTAATCTTTGAAAGCCTGCCCAAGTTATTTCCATTTTTGTAATTGCAAGTTTCCAACGTACTTGCATTCTTTGCCAAGCAGAAAGCTGAACTCTTTCACCAGTTGCTAAAATTGCGGCTCTTTGATTATAAGAATTTCTAAGATCTGCAACTTGCTGTGCATTCGCACCTTTTAAATACCCAGTAATTACTGCACCGTGTTTTTGTATTTGTTTTTCTGCATTTTTTAAAATTTTATCAGCGTTTGCTTGAGCTTTCGGACTAACTGCTCCTCCGGTTAAAAAGTCTACGCCTCTAGCACCTCCAGCACTTGCGTCCGAAGTGTCTAGTCCTAAAGCCCCTAGAGTAGCTCCCGCCCCTCTAGACTCTTTTTCTAGCATTTGCTCTTTAGTGCGCCCTAAATTTTTAATGCTATCTGCCGTTGCTTCGTATTCTTTTTGTAGATCAAATAACTTATTCTCTTGTAAAGCAATGCCATGAGTAGCATTATTTACCCACTCATCCATATTAGGAAGAATACCTTTAATGATGGGAGCAGCAATAAGGCCTAAAGCCCCTACCAAAGACATAGTATTATTTGCTAAAAATTCAAAAGCAGGAGCTAGTGTATCAATTAATCCTGTTTTTACTGTATTAAATAAGTCATCAAAACTTGCTAAAAATCTATTTAATGCAGCAGCACTTGGATCCATAATCTTTTGAATGGCCGCATATTTTTTCTCTGCTTGATCCAAAACATTATTTGCTACAGCTTGGGACCTTTCAAAAGCTGTTAGTTGCTCAACAGGTTTACCAATAGCATCTGCATATTCTTTTGTAGCTGTTTCTAATCGAAGAATAATACCTAGTTCGTCTAAAAGTTCTGGTTCTGCTTTTGTTACACCACGAATTAGACGGTTAAAAGAATCTGTTAAATCTCTACCTAAAGCAAAAGAAACATTTTTAGCGGCTGTTGCCATTCTTTCTAACTGAGCTGGGGATAGCCCTGCGGCTGTACCAATTGCAGCGGCTCTTGCAGCTTCTGCATAGTGCAACTGTCCATCAGTAGCGTCTTTTAAACTCTTAGTAATACTTTGATACGCAACACCAGTTACAGCACCAAGAGCTTCTTGACCTTTAATTAAGTTAGTAACTTCAGAAGCTCCTTTCAAAAACTGAAAGGCCGCAGAAAGTGCAAAAGTTGCAGCGGCGATTTTTGCGTAAACGGCAACAAGCCCGCCCATTCCTTGTGACATTTTGGAAAAGTTTTTAGTAGCATTTGCAGATTGTTGACCGGTACCTTTTATATTTCGATCCAGTTCTCCCATAGACTTAGCTGCATTTTTAGCCTTTTTATCAACTTGTTTAAGGCTGCCTTTATCGTCTACAGTTACATTTACTTCAATCTTATTTTTAGCCATTAGCCTTTTACATTATGGGTGTAATTCTTTCCACCGCCTGCTTTTGCTTTACGCTCTTCTGCTTTACGCTTTCTATCAGATTGTTCGGCTCTATATGAAACTATTGCGTTTTCATACATTTTCATTATATATAAAATTGTTCTGGGATTATCTATATCATAAAGCTTAAAAAAATAATCTATACCATCCCAGTACTTTCCCATATATGTTCCGCTCATTCCTTCCCAATGATCTGGAAGAAGGCTGAACATAAAAAATGCCACTTGAACTTCTTCCGGAAAGTCAGAAGGTTCGAGCGGCATTTTAGTAGGGTCAGGCTCTTCGCCTAACTGTTCGCATATAAGCAGATACTTATCTACATTAAAGTCAGAATCTGCCTCTCGCACATAGCGAGTAAGTAGGGATTGTATCTTCCCTACTTGTTCCCAGTAAAATTTTCCAGGTCACCGACTGTTTCTGTTACCCAAGTATCAAACGTACTGGAGTTTTTCATCAGCAACTCTGCGTTTTCTTCCGTGTGTGGAAGTTCATCTTCGGGGTCACAATGCGAAACATCTACCAAAAGAAGCTCTTCTAGGTAACGATATTTTAGCCCTGACCAGCCTTTGATTACTGCTCTACAATATTCAACAAGAAATTTATCTTCGTCAAGCACTTCTTCAGGCTGACGAGTTTTCTTATCAAACTTTGTACTAACACACCTTTTACGAAGTTTCAACAATTCTTCGCGTCCAAGATAGCAAAGATCTACTTTCATGCCCGACATGCCGGGAAAGTCAATTGAAACAGTTTTACTTGGAGTAATAAGACTCGCAAGAGATACGGGTGAATCGCTCATTTATACATCCTTTTTTGTAAGAGAGTGAAAAATTATTTATTTTGTAATTATATTGGAGAGGAGCTAAAAAGTCAAGAACTATTTTTGGTAGGAGTAATAAAAAACCCGCCGAAGCGGGTTTAAGTATAAATATATAGTTATTATGGAGTAAGTGTTACGTTATGCACATACTTAATTGTAGCTTCATCTGCATCACTAACAGTAGTTGGTAGTGCGTGGAAATTTGTCTCTAGAGAAATAACGTCTTCAATTGAGTGTGAAGGTACTTCTAAATGACATTTTGGCATACTAAACTCTACACGAGGAGTACCACTAGAGCCGCCTACCTTAAAGGTAAGAGCAAATGAATTAGTAACTGTGTCAGTTGCTTCAATTACGTCTTCAAATAAATCTTCGCTTCCGCCAGTTGTTCCATCTAAGTAACAAGTAAATGAACCACTAATTGTTCGAGTTCCAGTTACGTGCTCTAATGGCTGGTTAATTGTGCAAAGCGTTTCAGGAGTTAGATAAGTAATATTATTCTCAAAAGTAATTGATCCCCCCGTAAGAGTAATATTATAAACACCATTAGATGAAGCACCTGGGAAGGTAGAAGTGTCTGCAGCCTGTACTGTAAGGGCAGTCAAACGATTACGAATAAAGTTAGAGGTATCCGTAGCTGTGCCGCCTGTAGTAATTGCTCCAGAAGCGTCAAAACTTGCTACTTCTGTGATAATCTTACCAAAACCCGACCATTCAATCATTGCAATACCATCAATATCAAAATTAACAGTTGCAGTGTTTGAGACACAAGTTTCAATTTTATATATAGTGTAAAGACCTTCTCCAGAAGTATAATTTGAATCTGCGTCTCCACAGGCCCCGAAAACAAAGTAAAGATTAAAAGTTCCTAAAGCAGTCTTGTTTGATCCTGCAAAATCAAAAGTAACATCATTAGCAGTACGAGTTACGCCGTCTGTCCATGCGTCTGTAGTGCCATTTGCAGTCATGCCATTTGCGTCAACAAAGTTAGCCCAAAGAGCTTCCTCTACTGCGCCGGCTTCTGAACCTGCAGAACGGCTGTCATTTGCAGTTGGCCGCATATAAGACGAGAAAGACCACTCCGCAGGAGCATAAGAGTCTGTAAACATTTGACGAGCCCGACGGCTATTGCCGCTGCTATCTGACATTTCATTCAATGTAATCTCTGAAGCATTTGTTGCTTGAGAGAATGAGAACCCATCTAGTACAGGAATTTCCCAGATATTGCTTCCCTGTTCTAGATAGACTTTAGTATTTCTACTAAATTGTAAAGTAGCCATATGCTATCTCCTTTATAGTAGAGAGGACTTGGACGTGAACCTTTGTTCTTGCCAGTCGTCTCTTAGTATCGAACCTCTATAAGCATTTCACCAACACCATAAGGTTCGAGAACTCCTTCGTCAGTATCAATACTAACAATAGAAATTTGTTGCGTTGTTTGAGTTGCTCCTCTGCGATCTTTATATTGCAGACGAGAGTTATCCTCCAACACAGTTTCAATATCTTCGAGTAAAGCATCTAATGCTTGTACTGCATCTTCTTCCTTTACATAACAGCGTACTGTTACACTTAAAAATCGATCTTTGTAGCCTCCGCCTTGGTACTCGCGAGTCTCACTTCCAGCGTTAAGATGTACTGAAGGAAACTCTTCTACTTCATCCCAAAACTTTAATCGAGGATGCACATTGCCAAAAAGATTTGTATGAAACTTTCCATCTCCGTCAATTTCTTTTAACACATCTACCAAAGCAGTAATAATAGAACTTCGGCGAGTAGAGTAAAATCTATTAGTATCTGTGCTCATTATACTCTCCTCGTGTAGAATCTTCCAATTGCAAACTGTGCTGCTATTTCTCGAATAGATAAGTCAATTAACTTTCGAGGATCTCTATTTACATCGCCCTGAGCATACCCGGGTTCAAATGTTTGGTAAGGGTACTTCATGTAAGTGTACCCAATACTTGGAAAGCCTTTTGCAGTTTCAGTAATATCTGTAACTCTTACCGAAGAGGCAAACCGTCCTGTTCTATAATTAAGTCGAGGACTTTCCATATTTCCAGCAACTACTTTTGGTAGTTGTTGATTTAGTACTCCAATTAGCCTAATTAGAGAGACGTTTGAAGGCGCCGCTCTCGTAGTTGGCCCCTTAATATTTTTTCTTTTTGGACGCTTTAATTTAACTTTTGTACCGCCTCCGTCCTTTTTAACTTTAGAACTAGATTTAGATTTTCTTTGCTTTTTCTTAGGATCTATAGTATCTACTAGCTGCTTCTCTATATCGTCTAGCATAGAGGGGGAAGATTTTATTTTTGTAATATCTTCCTTTTTAAATAGCTGTTCAATAGCATCAATATTCCCAGTTATTACATCTCTAAATATTTCTCCGACTGCCCCGGCTAGTCTTCCTTTAAATTGATTTATATCTTTAGGCTCCCACTCGAGCTCTAAAGACCCTCTAATTCTTGATAGAT